CATGACGTGGTTGTTATCAGTAAGACCGGGCAGATTGGTGATGTGTATAGCATACAAAATTTAAAAATAGCATTGCCTCCAGCACCAAAGAACTTAGATAAAGGAAATAATAAATGGAGTAAATCAGAATATCCAAAAGAACTTTCAAAGTTAAAAACTATATTTGATTGGAAAGATTTACCCAATGAATTTAAAAATAAGTGGAATGCATATATTGATACAGAATTTACCAAACGCGATGAAGGTTATTGGTTCTATAACAAAGATGTTCCTACTTATATTACTGGGTCTCATTATATGTACTTGCAGTGGACTAAAATCGACGTGGGTGCTCCAGACTTCAGGGAAGCAAATAGATTATTCTTTATATTCTGGGAAGCTTGCAAGGCAGACGTTCGATGTTATGGAATGTGCTACCTCAAAAATAGACGGAGTGGGTTTTCATTCATGGCATCAGCAGAGACTGTTAACCAAGCTACCATCTCTTCAGACTCTAGGTTTGGGATATTATCCAAATCTGGTGCTGACGCCAAAAAAATGTTTACAGATAAGGTCGTTCCAATATCCGTTAATTACCCATTCTTTTTTAAACCCATACAGGATGGAATGGATAGACCTAAGACCGAATTGGCTTATCGTGTACCCGCAAGTAAGTTTACAAAGAAAAGTATACTCACGAACCAAAGGAACGAGGAACTCGCGGGATTGGACACTACCATCGACTGGAAGAACACAGGAGACAACTCCTATGATGGTGAAAAGCTTTCGCTCTTGGTCCACGATGAAGCAGGAAAATGGGAGAGGCCCGAGAACATCCTCAACAACTGGCGTGTTACGAAAACCACGTTAAGATTAGGAAGTAGAGTTATTGGTAAATGTATGATGGGTTCAACAAGTAACTCATTAGACAAAGGTGGTGAAAACTTTAAAAAATTATACAATGACTCAGATGTTACAAAAAGAAACCGCAATGGACAGACTCGCTCAGGATTATATAGTTTGTTCATACCTATGGAATGGAACTTCGAAGGATTCATTGATGCTTATGGAATACCTGTATTCAATACTCCCGAAGAGCCAGTTGAAGACAACTATGGGGAATACATTGATGTCGGAGTTATCGATCACTGGGAAAACGAAGTTGAAGGTTTAAAAGGAGATCAAGACGGTTTAAATGAATTTTATAGACAATTTCCAAGGACTGAAGAACATGCTTTCAGAGATGAAACTAAAAATAGCATATTTAATCTTGCTAAGATTTACGAACAGATTGATTTTAATGAAGAAGCTAGATACTCTGCTCTTGTCACTCGTGGCAGTTTTTCGTGGGAAAACGGAATCAAAGATTCAAAAGTAATATTCACGCCGAACTTAAATGGAAGATTTAATGTAAGTTGGGTTCCAGGTAAGAATTTACAAAATAGAGTAATTATAAAAAATGGAAGCAAGTATCCAGGAAACGAACATATTGGCGCTTTTGGCTGTGATAGCTATGATATATCCGGAACTACAGATGGTAAAGGTTCAAAGGGATCACTTCACGGGCTCACTAAGTTCAGCATGGAAGAGGTACCAGCAAATCGGTTTTTTCTGGAGTATATAGCGAGACCACAAACAGCGGAAATGTTTTTTGAAGATATACTTATGGCATTACATTTTTACGGTATGCCAATACTTGCAGAAAATAACAAACCAAGATTATTATACTATTTAAAAAGAAGAGGTTATAGAGGTTATTCAATGAACCGACCAGATAAGACTTGGAATAAGTTATCAGCTGCTGAAAAAGAAATAGGTGGTATACCAAACTCTAGTGAAGATATAAGACAAGCACATGCTGCTGCAATTGAAAGTTATATAAACTCGTATGTTGGAATTAAACCAGACGGTGATCATGGGGATTTATATTTTAATGAAACTTTAAATGATTGGGCTAAGTTTGATATAAACAAAAGAACAAAATTTGATGCAGCAATAAGTTCTGGGTTAGCAATTATGGCATGTAACAAAAATTTATATGCGCCTAGAGCTAATGTGGAATTAAAAAATAAAGTAAATTTTAGCTTTGCTAAATATAACAATAAAGGAAATATTTCAAAAATAATACAATAAATGACTAAAGTAGTAACACAAGGTATTTTTCCGAGCCAATCTGTGCCAGATATAGAAAAAGCTTCTAGCGAATATGGAATGCAAGTTGCTAAAGCTATAGAATCTGAATGGTTTAAAAGAGACTCAGGAAGTACACGTTACTTTGCAAATAGAGATAACTTTCATAGGTTAAGATTATATGCAAGAGGAGAGCAAAGTATACAAAAATATAAAGATGAGTTATCTATTAATGGTGATTTATCGTATTTAAATTTAGATTGGAAACCAGTTCCTATTATACCTAAGTTTGTAGATATAGTTGTAAACGGAATTAGCGAAAGAGCATATGATATAAAAGCATATTCAATAGATAAATCTGCTAGCCAAAAAAGAACTAAGTATATGGAAAGTATATTAGCGGATATGAGGGCTAAAGACTTTATATTAAAAGTTAAAAATGCTTTTAATATGGATATTGCTGATAATGATATGAATAATTTACCTGAAAATGAGGATGAATTATCATTGCATATGCAGTTGAATTATAAGCAAGCTACTGAAATAGCAGAAGAGCAGGCTATAAATAATGTATTTGATATAAATAAATATCATTTATTAAAGAAAAGATTAGATTATGATATTGCTGTTGTTGGCATGGCAGCAGTTAAAAATAGTTTTAATACAGCTGAAGGTATTAAATTAGAATATGTTGATCCTGCTGATTTAGTTTATTCATATACTGAATCACCTTATTTTGATGATTTATATTACGTAGGAGAAGTAAGAAGAGTTAGTTTAATAGATCTTAAAAAACGTTATCCATATTTAACAGAAGAAGATTTAAAAAATATTGAAGGTAAAGGGTCAAATACTAAATTATATAATAAATCATATACAACGTCAGATCAATCTGATAAAAATTATGTATATGTATTATATTTTGAATATAAAACTTTTGAAAATCAAGTTTATAAAATAAAACAAACAGCATCTGGCGCAGATAAAGCAATTGAAAAAACAGATCAATTTAATCCACCAAAAGATGCAAGATCAAGATTTGAAAAAGTAAATAGATCAATTGAAGTATTATATCAAGGCGCTAAAATTATAGGGCATGATAATTTATTAGAATGGAAAAAATGTGTTAATATGACACGTCCAAAATCTGATATAACTAAAGTTGCAATGAGCTATAATATTGTAGCACCAAGAATATATAAAGGTAAGCCTGAATCATTGGTTGGCAGAATGACGTCATTTGCAGACATGATTCAAATAACGCATCTTAAATTACAACAAGTACTCTCAAGAATGGTTCCCGATGGAGTATTCTTAGATGCGGATGGTATTGCTGAAGTGGATTTAGGTAATGGTACAAATTATAATCCACAAGAAGCATTGAATATGTATTTTCAAACAGGTTCTGTTATTGGTAGATCAATGACGCAAGATGGCGAATTTAATCAAGGCAGAGTACCTATTCAAGAGTTAAGAGCATCGGGAGGTAATCAAAAAATTGCAAGTTTAATTCAATCGTATAATTATTATTTACAAATGATGCGAGATGTTACAGGATTAAATGAAGCAAGAGACGGAAGCGCGCCTGATAAAAATGCATTAGTTGGCTTACAAAAATTAGCAGCAGCTAATAGTAATACAGCTACAAGACATATATTGCAAGGCGGATTATATTTAACTTTAAAAACAGCAGAAGCAATTTCATTAAGAATATCCGATGTTTTAGAATTTTCAAATACAAAAAATTCTTTATTACAAACATTAGGAAAATTTAATACAGGAACACTTGAAGAATTATACGAATTGCATTTGCATGATTTTGGTATTTTCTTAGATCTTGCCCCTGATGCAGAGGAAAAACAATTGCTTGAAAACAATATTCAAATGGCTATTACTCAAAAGCAAATTGAATTAGAAGATGCAATTGATGTAAGAGAAATTAAAAATCTTAAATTAGCTAATCAATTATTAAAGCTAAGAAGAAAACAAAAATTTGCTAGGGATAGGCAAATACAAATGGAAAATATACAAGCACAAACGCAATCTAATGCTCAAGCAGCTCAAGCAGCAGCACAAGCAGATATGCAAAAACAGCAAGGTATTGCCCAAAGTAAAGTTCAAATTGCACAAGCTCAAAATCAATTTGATATTGCAAAATTAGAAAGAGAGGCAGCAATTAAAAAAGAATTAATGGAATTTGAATTCCAATTAAATATGCAACTTAAAGAAAAGGAATCTGAGGTAATTAAAAATAAAGAAGCATATAAAGAAGATAGAAAAGACAAAAGAACAAAAATACAGGCTACTCAACAGTCTGAATTAATAGACCAGAGAAAATCTGGTAAACCACCTAAAAACTTTGAATCTGCAGGGTTTGACAATCTAGGTGGATTTGGATTAGAACAATTTGATCCAAGATAAATTTTTAAACAATTATATAATATTTTATTATGGCAGAAGACATTAAAGTATCAGTAGTAGATGAAGAAACACCATCTGTAGCTGAAAAAGAACAAGAAGTACTTGAAAACTCCGGTGTTACAGTTGGAGATGACGGTACGTACAAATTAGATTTAACACAAATTAATAAACAAGAAGATGCCGTTCAAGAACAAAGCACAGATGAAAGCGTGTTACGCAGCAGCGAGCAAAGCGAAGAAACAGGGCAAGAAGCCGAAGTGGAATTGCAAGAAGTACAACAAGAAGTAGAAACTCCGGTATTAGAAGAAATTACAGATGAACAGGAAACCAATAATGACGAGGCTACAGTGGCTCCAAAGCAAGAAGAAAGTAAAATTGAACCGGTTGAAGAACAAAAAGAAGAAATAAGTTTACCTGAAAACATAGAGGATTTAGTAAACTTTATGAAAGAAACAGGCGGAAGTTTAGAAGATTATGTTAGATTAAATGCTGATTATAGCAATGCAGATGAAAAAACATTGCTATCAGAATATTACAAAAGAACAAAACCTCATTTAAGTTATGATGAAATACAATTCCTTATGGATGATAATTTTTCATATGACGAAGAAATAGATGAGGAAAGAGATATAAAAAGAAAAAAATTAGCTCTGAAAGAAGAGGTTGCAAACGCTAAAGGTTTTTTAACAGGGCTCAAGGATCAATATTACAAAGAAGTCAAGTTGGGTTCTAAGTTACTTCCTGAGCAACAAAAAGCAATAGATTTTTTTAACCGCTATAATGAAGAGCAAAAACAAGCTGAAGAATTATTACAGAAGCAAACGTCACATTTTCAAAATGAAACGAATAAAGTTTTTAATGATGAATTTAAAGGTTTTAATTTCAAAGTTGGAGATAAAAAATATCGTTTCAATGTTGGTGACAAAAATAAAGTAAAGGAAACACAAAGTGATTTATTAAATGTTTTTAATAAATATGTCAGCGAAGATAATCTTCTTTCTGACGCACAAGGTTTTCATAAATCTTTATTTGCTGCTTCTAACCCTGATGCACTTGCAAATCATTTTTATGAGCAAGGTAAAGCAGACGCCATAAAACAAATGACTGCAGAAGCTAAGAACATTAATATGGATCCTAGAAAAACTGCAGATGGCTATGTTGAAACTGGAGGCTTAAAAGTAAGGGCGTTAAGCGGTGATGATAGTTCTAGGCTAAAACTAAAACTTAAAAATTACTAATTTAAAAATTTAAAAAATGGCACAAGTAGGATTTACGGGAGGTTTGCCGACGGATTTAATTCCATACGCAAAAAAACAAACTCTCGCTACAAATTATTTAAACTTTACTTCTAGTGATGTATTTGGAGATGGTACCAACAAAGCAGGTTGGGCACAACAATATCTTCCAGATTTATATCAGCAAGAAGTAGAAAAATACGGCAATAGATCTGTATCTTCATTCTTAAGAATGGTTGGTGCAGAAATGCCAATGACATCTGATCAAGTTATTTGGTCTGAACAAGGTAGATTACATTTAGCATACGAAGGTGCAGCTATTGACACAAACGGTGTTATCACTATTGCAAGTAGTGGTATTCACGCTGTAAGAGTTGGTCAAACTGTTATCGTAAAAGGTGCTGGATATACTAACCCTGTAAAAGCTTATGTATCAGCAGTAGCTTCTGATAATACAACATTAACTGTTATTCCTTACAAAGGAGGTGCTACTTTTGGCGCTATTTCAGGAAATGGTACTTTTGATGCTTCAGCAACTGTAGATTTCTTTGTTTATGGTTCTGAATTTAAGAAAGGCCAAACAGGAATGGTTGGAGCTGTTAAGCCAGAATTTGAAACATTTACTAACAAACCAATTATATTAAAAGATAAGTATGAGATCTCTGGATCTGACGCTTCTCAAATTGGTTGGGTAGAAGTTTCAGGTGAAGCTGGACAATCAGGATATTTATGGTATCTAAAAGCTGAAGGAGACACTAGAGTTAGATTTGAAGACTATTTAGAAATGTCAATGATCGAATCTGAATTTGCAAAAGCATCTGGTGGTGTTGATTCAATTTTAGGTGTTGCAGGTTCTGATAACACTGCAGGTACAGAAGGTTTATTTGCTGCTTTAGAAGCAAGAGGTATCGTTGCTAATGATGCTTTTGATAACAAAGCTGACGTTATTTCTGACTTTGATTTAATTCTTAAGCAATTAGACAAGCAAGGAGCAATTGAAGAAAACATGTTATTCTTAGATAGAGATGCAAATCTTATTTTAGATGACGGTTTAGCAAATATTTCTGCTGGTTCTGCCGGTGGTACTGCTTATGGTGTTTTTGAGAACTCTGAAGATATGGCTTTAAATCTTGGATTTAGAGGGTTCAGAAGAGGATCTTATGATTTCTATAAGACTGACTGGAAATACTTAAACAACAAGTCTACAAGAGGATTATTCTCTGATATTCAAGGTGTTTTAGTACCAGCTGGAACTTCATCTGTTTATGACCAAATTTTAGGTAAAAACATCAGAAGACCTTTCTTACACGTAAGATATAGAGCTTCTGAAGCTGATGACAGAAGAATGAAGTCTTGGATTACAGGTTCAGTAGGTGGAGCTGCTACATCTGATTTAGACGTAATGGAAGTACATTACTTATCTGAAAGATGTTTAGTAACTCAAGCTGCTAACAACTTTGTATTATTCAAGTCTTAATACTTATTAAAGGTTAGGGTGCTTCGGCACCCAGCCTTTTATTAACATTTTTATTATATTATATTATGGCAAAAACAAAAGAAAATCCCGTAAATAGAAATGTATGGGAAAGAAAAGATAGACAATATTATTTATTAGGAGATAACCAACCTGTTACATACATACTTAAATCAAAAGGAATTATGTGGTATGACGAACAACTTGGTTATGAAAGAGAAATTAAATATACAACAAATCAAAAAACTCCATTTGTAGACGAGTTTAAAGGAGACGGAAGATTAGACCACAT